CCGTGGGTAGATTATCGCATCCATGTCGCCACCGTCCGGGATGCCCTCGAACTGCTGCCAGATGTCGCCGATGAACCGGCTATTAGCGGGCGTCTCCCAGGAGTCCTCGTCGTACACGATGCGTGAGTCGGCGTCGACACCCTGCCCGCTAATCATCTGCAGCATGTTGGCATAGCCTTCGAGGTCGCGCGCCGTCTCGAAGTCGACAACGAAGTCCTCCGGGTCTATGTCGTCGTCGTCGATGACCCAGCCGTCACTCGTTGCGCTGCGTACCGATGCGCCGAGGAGGTACTTGCCTGCCACGTGCTCATACGCCGGAGCGAGACGCACGAGACCCGCCTGGTTCACGCCCCAGGTCATACCGCGCTTCTCGGGTGCGGAATAGGCCGTGGACGCGAGACCTACAGAGGCGACGAGGGTGTCCAGGGCAGAGACCACGTCGGTGTCGGGCGCGAACGACCAGCGGCGCTCGCCGCGCATGGACGCCGACGGGAGGTAGATGCCCTCGCAGGCTGGGTTCACGCTGACCAGCGCATCGGGCACACCAGCCTGCGAGAGGATTTGCCGGAACGCATCGGCCATCGTCCAGTTCTCATAGCTGCAATGCCACGACATGCACTTGCGGGAGAGCCGCGCGTCGATGTAGTCGGCGGCGTCCAGCGTGCCCTCTACCCAGACAGGTCCCGCAACGCGCCGCTTACGCGGCGGGATGGTGTAGCCCACAAACATGGTCGTCGCAGCGGAGGCGCCGTCGGTGAGGTCCACGGTGGCCGTCAGCTTGCTGTTCGGCCGGACCTCCTCGATGCTGCCGGGCGTCTTGCTGCGGTATGTTGCGCTGATGGTCGAGCCGCGCCAGTTGTCGCTAATGCGTCCCGACAAAGATACCAGCACAAAGTCATTGTTGCCGGTAGTTGTAACCGTGGAGGTGTCGGCATTGCCCGTCGTGCCTGGCCGGTACTCCTGCACATTGTAGAGCGCCGGGCGGGAGGAGCCGCTGCTCACAAACGTGCATTGCGGGTAGGTGCCCGCCGGGTTGCCGGTGGTCACCGCTGAGACTGTGATGCTGGTGCCTGCGGGTTGCGATGAGATGAGCTTGTACGAGGGCACCTGTGCCATCTTGCTACCGACGACAAAGCGCCCCACAGGACGCAGCACAGCGCTGCTCGGGTAGGTGAGCGAGAAAAGCTGAAACATGGCGGTGTGACCGATGACGCGCACGCCGACCTGCATCGAGCTTGCGAGGCTGAACGTTGTCTCGGTGCCGACCGACGAGTCCCACTTACCCGAGAAGGCCCAGAGTTGGTCCCACTCGTTCAGCCGCACGAGGAGCACGCCGTCCAGGTACTCGACGCGCACCGTCTGCCGCAAAGGCGCGTCGCCCGCATTGCCGAGACGCGGCGTCGAGCCGAGACTCATGCGGTCAACGACTGACCAATTTGCGTCGGCGGCGGGCTTGCCGAGGAGCAATGGCGAGTCGTACTCCGGCGATGTCTCGCCGGTCAGGCCCGTCTGCTCGACACCCGCCGTGCCCTGTGCCGGGAACCGCAGGATGTATTGCGTCCCGCCGTCGTTGTAGAGGTGCAGGTCCACAATAGCAGGCTCGGTCTCGTCGACGGCGCCCGGCATGCGCCAGAGGTTACACACAAACGCAGGAGCGATGCTGGCATTGCTACGCACCTCGCCGTGAGCACCTGCGGCGTAGCGCCCTGCGCGGCCGTCGTAGTAGTGTAGCCACGCACGCCGGAGGGCGGAACCTGCCGATGACTCGCGCCACTTGCCGCTGATGACCTGCCAGCTACCGAGGCTCATTGCGCTCTCGGTGTACGTGCCGATGGGTGCGATGCAGCCGAGTTTGTCCACGTACTCAAAGCGCCCTGCATACCACCAGCCGTACTGCCCACCGACGTCCGGCGTGAACCCACGGATGGTGTCGTCGCGTGGCTCTACGGCCATCCAGTCGCGGCCGATGCCCACGCTGGTCGGGTACCCGTCGTAATGTGGCGGGCCGATTGTGAGTGCCGCTGCTGCGCGCGTGTAGGCCATCAGCTAATCACCACCGGTCCCGTCCACGTCTCTCCGTAGTCGTCCGAGTACCACCGGCAGAGCTTGTGGTCCGCTGTGCGCCGCCCATCGACGTAGACGGTATTGCCGTCGGTCCCGGCATAGACGCTGTCATAGTCGCCGGAGGTGTCAATGGTGCGCACGGTGCCGAGGGTGACTTTGCCGGTCAGCGTCTCGGCGGCCTTGATGTCGTCGCCGTCAATCCACACCGTCCAGATGACGCGACCTGCAGGGTGTGCAAACATAGCTACCGCCTGCCCCCCGGATGTTGCGGGTGGAATGGTGACGAGTACGGTTGTGTACGACCGGTTGACGACATACCAGATGGTTGCGTACCCGGCGACCCTGTACGCCCAATCCTTCTCCCGCACCGGCGCCGAGCGCCAGCGCCCGTGTTCGTCGGTGTCCGGCTGCTCCAGGAGCGACCACGTCGCGCCGCCGTCGCTCGAGCCGTAGAAGTCCACGGCGCCCGTCTCACTGCGACTGCGGGAGGTCACGCCATCGACTGTCAGCAGCTTCAGGCCGTGGACGCGCCCGCGCGGGTGCTTGTAGAACAACACCTTGTAGGGTATCCCGGCGGCTACCTCGATGTTCCCCGCACACAGCCCCAGCGGCACGTCCGCCCAGTTCACACTCTCGTTGCTCTGGCGCATGTCCCACCAGTACATGGCGGGCGCAAGCGTCTCTCCGTCTGCGTCCTCGTTGTCGGCCTGGTAGAGGGGATCGGTGGCCGGCCAGGTGCACTCGAAGCCCTCCTGCCAGGAGAGCTCATTGTGCCAGCGGCCCAGGGACTTCGCATAGTCAAGACGGCCGGTCGCCTCGGAGAGCGGGTTGTGCTGCCGGCGCTGGATGTACAACAAGCCCTTCTCCTGGCCGGTCCGCCCGAAGGACTCGTCATACCCGTAGTCCACCTGCAGGCAGGGCATGCCGTCGACGCAGCCCCCGAATCCGAACCAGTTCTCCGGGGCGTGGACCGCCTGCTCGTCATCGTCCTTCCACGCCGGGTCGATCCACGACCACGAGGGCTTGTAGCGGACGTACAGGTGCTCCGTGGGGGCAGCCCGCCCGGTCTCGCCGGGATCCTCGACGAGCTGCAGCTCCACAAGCTCCCAGTCCTCGTCTGTCTCCCCCTCGTTGTCGAGGAGCGTGAATGTGACCTCGCTCACCACCTGGATGCGGTAGGCCGCGGGGATTGCGCCCTCCAGATTGCAGGCCAAGTCGAGCAGGTAGGTGTGGTCGCCAGCCACGACAGGCACGTCCCACGTGAGCCGGAATGACGCGCGGGTGTAGTCCCAGCCGCCGAACAGGTCCGCATCCTCCCCGAAGCGATACGCAAACCCGGTGTAGCATGGGTCGGAGACGGAGGGCACGGAGTAGTCTACCGCCACACGGATGGTGCCGTTCCGAGGCGCTATCATCTGCAGCGATAGGTACGAGTAGTTCGCCCAGTTGTACACGTCCTCCAGGAGCATGCTGCCGATGCCGTACTCAGTGGACTGGATGAGTGCCACGCTCGGCGCCGGGCTACTGCCCGACTCGACCTCCCAGGTCCCGGTCAGCGTGGGGCAGGTGTAGTAGACCGTGCCGCTGTAGACTATCTCCCAGCGGGACTCGTCGCGGTTGTAGCGCACATAGGTCGTGCCGTTGCGATACTGCTGCTGCCCGCCGGCTGACCCATACTCCTCGTAGTCCCCGTTAGCACCTGCGGTGCCGGCGCCCGTCACGCTCACGGTCGGCTCGATCCACCAGTCGGGATCATCGAGTGTCTCACCGATGGGGAGGTTCGCCTTGAGCATGATGGGCCAGTCCGCGTTGTGCTCGGCCTCGGGGTCGTTCTTCTTCTCCTGCAGGCGCTCCATCCGCAGCCAGTAGCGCGTCCGCCAGCTACGCGAAACGGCCGGAGCGAGTGCCCCGGCCGTGACTGTCCACTTGTCATTGTCGGTGGGGTCGATGTCGACCCCGACCCCACCTAACCACCAGCTTGCCCGCCTCACCTGGCCCTCGGTATCGTTCAGGTCCAGTTCCGGCACGTGCTCCAGGGAGATCCCCGGCAGCCACCAGGGGTCGTCGATGCGGTTGGTCGCCGTCAGCGGCCACATCACCAGCGCACAGAGCCGGTCGTTGAGCGCCTCCGCGTCTCCGCCGGTGACGTCGTTGCCCACGTCCTCGCCGTTGGTGTCCCGGTAGTCCTCCGTTACTCGCACGCTGATGTTGTTGCTGGTGAGCTTCTGCCACTCGTAGTCATACAGACGGCTATCGCTGTATTGCGCCAGCGAGAGGTTGCCCGTAAACTTCGTGGCGTCGTACTCCGTCGGCGACGTCCAGGTGATGCCGTTGCTCGTGAACTCCACCGCCGGCGCCGCGGCAGGCCCGTCGTGGTCAAACCACGTGCCGTCAATGTGCTCGACGTCGACGATCAGCGGCGCGCCCAGCGAGAGCAAGAACTGAGGAGACTCCGCGCTGCGGATGCTCACGCCCTCCATGCTGATGCTGTCGCCGCCGTAGACGCGGTAGCAGGCGTTGGTCGTCTGCGTGCGCGACCAGCCGTCCCCTCTCGGCTCGTCTCCTGTGTCGCCCGGATTGTAGAGGCTGACGTCCGGCGTCGATAGGGCTGTGCTGCCCCATTTGATGTCGCGCACGGTCGCATACGGCACACCGGCCACTGGCGCCCGGTTGAGTGTGATCCTGGTTCCGAACGCATAGCTGCTGCCTATCTCGATCTCGTCGCCATCTGGGATGTAGAGCGGTGTGGATGACGTGAGAGTGCGCCCGTCCGGGCCTGTTACCGTCACGTCCGCCGTCGTCGTCGGTCCCGCATACCACCGTTCGTCGCCCGAGAGGTCCGACCAGTCCATCGTCTGCCGATCTGGGTAGACCGTCGCTGTCCGCTGGCTCTTGAGGTAGAACCCCTGCAAGGAGAGGCTGAAGTCGACGTCCATGGACGTGACGGCGACCCAGTCGGGGTGCGGATTGTTGTTCTGAGGCGGCGGGCCGACACCGGACCCGATGTCCAGGCCATAGTACAGCGTCTGCGTGACGCCGCCGGCCTTGAGGGTCACCATGAACGGGTAGTACATCCGGCCGCCGTCGAGGAACCATCCGCCGGCCGATGCGCTCCCCGGCAACAGGTTCCCATCGTTGGAGACCGAGACCGTCCCTCCGATGCACCAGGCCGACATGCCCTTGAGTGGCGCGGATGCGATGTACTTGTCATCGTCCTGATTAAGGGCCTCGAGCGTGCAGTTCCAGGTCTCGCCCATGGTCACTTGGGTCTTGGCTGGCATGCTCAGGCCCTCCGGGGGCGGCTTGAACTTGTGCGTGAACGTGACCGGCTTCGGCTTCTGCTGCTTACCCTGCGCTGCCCGCTGACCGGCAACAGCGCGGCTCTCCTGCGTCCTCGCAAGCAGCGTTTCCTACTCGCCCGGCGACAGGCTTGGCTTGTCTCCTGCGGCCACCTGGACGGCTTGCGTGTACGCTACAGCTATTAGCGCGGCTACGGCTACAACGACGATGGCGGTCAGCGTCGGTCTCATGGTTATCGCCTCCTGTCTCTATTATAGCCTGACAGGAGGCGTTTTGTGCAATCTATGTCGCGTACTTTGCCTGCCGGAGGGCGTCGAGGACGGTAGACTTGATGAGCTCGACGAGCCGCTGGTCACCGTAGATGCCGCCCTGCACGTTGATGGTGATGGAGGGAGCATCGGCACCGGCTGCTATCATCGCACCCGGTACTATTGTCCCGCTCTGACTCGGCACGAAGAGCTCTGGTCCCTGCTCCCCGACTATGGCCGCGCCACCCGGCGGGATGTACCCGCCGCCTGCCATCTGCGGAACGGCACCCGTCGTCCCTGCCGCCGACTCCGAGCGTGCCGTCCTAATGTCCTCAAGGGCCTTACGGAGGGCTGTGGCAGCGTCCTTCAGCGTGTCTGTCTGCCGCTCAATTGCACGCGCAAGCTGCCGCTGTGCATCGGCCACGCGACCGGCGGCCTTGGCCATTGAGTCCAGCGCCATCTTCCATGCACGCGCCGCCGACTCCCTGGCCTCTGCGATGCGCTTCTGAGCGTCCTCCCGGATACGTTGCACCTCAACCCACAATTCATCCCACTTCGTCTGCAGGTCCTCGCGCTTGCGCTGCTCATTCATCGCGACCTTGTCGGCGTCGTCTCGTGCGGCTTGTATCTGTTTCTGAGCATCTTCACGCGCCTTCGCGAGTTGTCTCTCTGCGTCCTCGACGCGTTGCGCGGCCTTCTGCTCCTCGGTTAGCGGAGCAATCTCACCACGCTCTTCGGCGAGGCTGCGTTGCGCCTCCTGCAGACGTCGCTGCGCGTCGGCAACGCGCTCCGCCCCGGTAGCCTCAGCCGCCCTGATCTTCTCGGCGGCCTCCTCGCGTGCGAGTGCAGCGTCCTGTGCGGCGCGCGTCGTCTCGCGCCACAGAGCCATGATCTTACCGGCAGTGTCCTGCGCCGTGCGCCACAGGCTACGCTCTGCATCCTCGATCTTGCGTTGACTGTCGATGTAATCGAATGCCGCCTTCTGTACTGTGTCTGTCTCTGCACGCTTTGCATCGGCTACCGCAGCACTGGCCTCCTGTACGGTATAGGCGGCGTCCCGCGTCTGGCGAAGCACCTGCTCGCCTACCTGGCGGCCTTTCTCCTGCGCATCTTGGAGCGCGGACGTTGCCGCCGTTGCCTCGTCGAGAGCGCCCGTCGCATACTGTGCTGCGTCGCCGGTCTCCCTCAGGCTCTTGGCATACTGCGAGTCGCTTGGAGAGCCGAACAGCCACTCGGCAGCATCAGCCAGCTTGTCGGCCAGCCACGCAATGCCCTCTTTGATTTCCGCGATGACCGGCAATACCACGGCGCCGATGCGACGCCATGCGTTTGCGGTAGCTTCCTTCGCGGCGTCTACACGGTCACCGTAGTAGTCCAGCGCCGCCGACGTCTCCTGCGACATCACAAGGCCTAGTTCCCGCGCACGCTGCTCCATCTCGCGGATGCGCGTGCTACCCTCTCTGAGCAACGGGAGTAGCCTCGCCGCATCACGGCCGAAGACCTTCATCGCAAGTGCCGTGCGCTGCGTTGGGTTCTGTACCCGGTTGATCGCGTCGGCCGCCTCGAGAAAGAGCGTCTGAGCGTCCTTCAGTTTGCCATTAGCGTCCAGTACGCTGATGCCCAGGGCGGCGAACCCCTCTGCCGCCTGCTTGTTGCCGGTTGCCGCTGCGTAGGCGAAACGCGCCTGCCTGGACATTGCCACCTGCAATGTTTCGAACTCGACGGAAGACTGCTCGGCGGCGAATTTGAGCGTGGTCAGCGTCTCGGCGGTGAGCCCCGTGCGCTGTGACGCGTCATAGATGCGACCACCGTAGTTACCGGCCTCCTCTGCAAGCTGAGACAGAGCCTGTGCCGCCTGTACGATCTTGCTCGGCAGGTCTATGACCCACGATGTGATACGCTCCCCGACTTCGGAGAACACACCCATCGCGACACCAGCTACACCTGCAGCAGACGCAAGGCTCTTGAGACCAGATGCGGCTGCACCCGTCTCGCCAACGGCGCTCGCGGCACTCTTGCCGCTATCGCCAACGCCCTTCAGATCAGACTTGGCCTCTTTCGCAAACTGTTCGATCTGCGCCTGCGCACCCTCTACGGCGGCCTTGACGACCAGCATCACCGACATGTTATTGTCTGCCATACTGGCCTCCTACCGACGCCGATTGCGCTCCTCTGCCACCCCTGCCTCTTGCTGCATGTACATGACCCAGTCGTCTACGAGGTCGGCATCCTCCGCCTCCAGCGCCTCGCGCGTGTAGCCGGGTAGCCGCTGCAATAGCACGAGAAGCCGCAATGAGTCCGGCATACGTGTTACGGAGTGGCCTCGGTAGAGCTCTCTGGCCTTGAGTGCTCGAAAGGGGCGTCGGCCTCACGCCTAGTGCCCGAGACGGTGGCAATGACCTGCTGCATCACGTCGTCGGGTAGCTGCCCGACGACATCGCGCGAGTACCCACAGGACGCGCCGTCGGAACCGACGAACTCGAAGCCCTGCACGTCGATGATGCTCTCTTCTGCGAAACCCTCTGCAAGCTCGGTGGCCCGCAGGCCCATCTCCGACTGGCTCAGTTCGCCCTTTTCGGTCGCGATGCCAAGAGCCATCAAGCGGTGCTTGTAGTCACGGCGCGCACCGTAGGTCTTGCTGAGCGTGACGGTTACACCGTCTACAACTAGTGTCTCTGTTGCTGCCATGCTGTGCTCTCCTCTCGCTATGCCACTGCAACGCTGAGCGACGCCGCGTCCTTCTTGGCCTCGAACGACCGGCTATAACTGATGATCTCGCCACCCACCGAAAACGGGATGGAGATGCCGGACACCGACAGGTTGCTCACCGTGATGGTCATGGTCTGAGTGCCTGCCGTGCCGCCGACGAACGTAAACACGCAGGAGTTGTTGGTGTCCAGGGTGTCCTCAGTGTGGTCGGCGATGACCGTGGAGGTAGGCCGCGTCAGGTAGTCGACCGAGACCGAGACCTCCTGGCTCCCCACGTGGATCGCGTCCGGCATGCGCCGCGTGCCGCTGCTGGTCGCGTCTAGCGAGTAGACGTAGCTGCAATTGTTGTTGAGCGCAATGTCGAACGACTGACACTGTAGCGTGCTACCGCCGATAGTCGCGGTACCCGTGAACCACTCGTAGACCGTAGTGGTGAGGTAGCTTTGCGCCGAGCTACTGTCTGGCACGTCGGTCAGGCACATCCACTCGATGCTCGCCGAGAGTGGCTCTCCGACCGCGCACTTGAGGTTCATTGTGTTGATGACCGCGCCGGTCTGCTTGCGTGCATCAGCGTTGAAGCCGCCGATGAAACAGAGTGCCGTGAGCGATGGGTTAGTGAACGAAGACCGAATCGCCCAGTCAATCACCGTCGACGCCGAGACCATGAACTCCGCACTGCCACCGGGCTCCAATGGGCCGCCGGTCACGGTGTCCTGTGCGCCGATGGACTCACGGTGCACAACGTTCGGGTCAATGCGCCACTCGCCGCCGGTGACTTTGCCGACGCTCGCCGAAACGCTGGTCCCGGCACCCACGTCGAGATACTGCAGCAGGCCGCTGTCTGTAGACATCGCTTATCAACTCCTCTCGTCTCGACGCGGCCTCAGGTGGCGGCGTCAGGCTCATACTCGTATGTCACGTACACCTCGCACCACCGCACTACATGCGGGTCGGCAAACACGCCATAACGCCACGTGATGCGCTCGGCGGCGTTGGTCCGCGCATTCTCGCCACCGGCCGTCAACGTCCGGTTGCTGCGCAATACAGAGACTATCTGTGAGCGCAATAGACTGATGTTCCGACGACTGGCCTGTGTGTCGGCGTGGACAATCTCACCACGGATGACCAGCGGGCACCGGTCCATGAGCTGCTCACCGATGGCAATGTGTCCTTGCCCGCCCTCGGCGCACGAGACGACCACACCACCGTTCGCGCCCTCAAGTCCGATCTGGTCCCACTCGTGTACCTCACACGTCGAGAGGGGTGCTGTGGTGTACTCACGGAACTTCGCGGCAAGGGCCTCGACAAGCTCGTAGTCAATCATGCTCCGGCCCCCAGGCGCTTGATGAGTGCACGGATCATCGCATTGCGAACGGCGTCGACATGCTCGTAGAACGCGGGTCGCAGGTATGGGCGCGGCGGGATGTGGCTGCCGGGATGGTTGACCGACTGTCGCAGCATTAGCTGGTTGCCCATCACGAACGCCAGCGCCTTAGCACGCCGCGCTCTGATGACGTGCGGTCGCGTCGTCCCGCCGAACTCATGGATGCGACCGTACTCCGCCGTGGGACCGACGGCCCACGCACCGGGCGCCTCGCGCTCTGCGCGGATGCTGGCGCGCAACATACCGGTGCGCGACGTGAGCCTCCCAGGTATCGGCGCGCCTAGTTCTGCGAATGTCCCGATGGTCCGGCCGCTAGCCGTCGTCTTAGTGCCGGTCTGCTCGCCTCGCGTCCGGATGTTCTTGACGGCA